GTCGTGTGCCAAAAGTCTCCCAGACCTTAGGATCTGAAATATCAGCAACGCGTTCAAAGTTTAAGATAGCATCGGTTCGGTATAGACAAACCTGACGCAACTGTGCTGTTCCAAAAGCATTGGGACTGCATTTTTGCTTGACAATGTATACTCGTATGCTACCACCATTAGTGTCATTAACATTGGCATCGACAATCATCATGCCATGCTGACTAAACAGGTTAAGTAAACTGGTCAGACTATGATAATAAACATGTTCGTGGCAAATGTTGTCAAATGCCATTTGCTGAACCATTAATGGTGTATAGCTCATTTGTAGTACAATGACGCCATCATCATCTAATACTTCAGAAAGATCTTTAATAAATGTATGCGGATTGTCCAGGTCATAGAACATGGCAATGCAGGTTATGACCTTGGCTTTCTTTGTAGTAGCCTTGGCATAGGATGCTGCACTAAAGTAATCCTGTATGACTGTTCCATGCTGACTGCTTTCTTTATAGTATTCATCATCACAGGGATCAATACCAATGCGTTGAATGCCAGCTGGAATTTGTCGTAATAAAGTACCATCGTTACAGGCTATGTCCAACCAGACATCATCATTGTTTAATTTTACTCGATCAGTAATCTCGGCTACAATGTTACCCAGTTCCTTGGTCATGGTAGCATTGGTTCCACTTCGATACCAATAACGTCCCCACATGGCCTCGGCTGGTGGAAGAGTTTCAGACTTCAAACGGACAGCACCAATGGCTTCGTCCAGATATAAATCTAGACTGTATTTGCTTCGATCTGCACTGGTTTCGTCAGCATTTAAAAAGTCACTGACATAATGATCACCTAATTTTAACACTGGCTCAGACATATAATTTTTCCTCTATGATTTCACTACCAAATTGTTCATTGATCTGTTTTTTAATAGCAGCTCGCTTATCATTTGTTAGGGGAATGTTCAACGCTGCTGTATAGTATAAATCGCCCTTGTCACCCGTACGGATGCAATTGCGAATGATATCTTCTAGTTCCCAGATCTTTTCATTTACTTCTTTTAATTCTATATGAAAATTATCCAAGTGTCGATCCTGAAGCGGAAAGTAAATTAGACTTAACTCTTCGTGTTCTACCCGTATGTTATGACGCTTTTCGGGATCCTTGACTCGTTCCATCTTTATTTCCAAGATGGTGATTTTATCTATTAACTCACCTAGACTAATAGGCGCTAATATTTTCATGCATTGTCCTTTTCAAATTGAGCTAATTTTAAATCGTGTTTCATCATGTCAGCAACTAACTCTTCGAAGCTAACTTTAACCTGCCAGTTTAGTTTAGTTTTAGCCTTGGTGCAATCTCCCCAAAGTAATTCTACTTCGGCTGGACGATAATACTGTGGATCTATGACTACCCAGGTTCGACCTGTAACGGGATCAACACCAATCTCGTCGGTTCCTTCTCCAGTCCATTCTAGATTAACTCCAATTTCTTTAGCAGCTAATTCACAAAATGTACGTACTGTCTGAGTCTGTTCAGTGCTAATAACAAAGTCTTCGGGTGTGTCTAATTGCATCATGGCATGCATGGCACGAACATAATCGCGAGCATGTCCCCAGTCTCGTTTGCTGTCTATGTTGCCTAGTCGAACTGGCAAGGCCGAGTCATCAACAGCTATGCGACCAAACTGACGGGTAATCTTTCGGGTAACAAAGTTTTCGCCTCGGCGTGGACTTTCGTGATTAAATAAGATGCCTGCGCAGGCAAAAATGCCATAGCTTTCTCTATAGTTGGTGGTAATCCAATGAGCAAATAATTTGCTGCAACCATAGGGACTGCGAGGGTAAAAGGGAGTAGATTCGGTCTGAGGTGTTTCGCGAACCTTGCCAAACAATTCAGAAGTGCTGGCCTGATAGAATTTTATTTTCTTAGTAAGCCCCAGTGATCTAATAGTATCAAGTATCCTAAGAGCACCAAGGGCATCAACATCGGCAGTATACTCGGGTAGTTCAAAAGAAACAGCCACGTGCGATTGCGCAGCCAGATTATAAATTTCATCAGGTTGTACTTCATTAATGATATTCCTCAGGTTAGTACTGTCAGTAAGGTCTGCATAGTGCAGAGTAATTTTGTCTTCGATTTTTTTAATGTTTGGATGACTTACATAACTGCTGTTGCGTCGAATTAAACCATGTACTGCATAGCCCAATTCCAGCAAATATTCGGCGAGATAACTACCATCCTGGCCGCTGATGCCAGTGATAAGTGCTTTTTTCATAACGACCTTTCATCAATAGAATAGTATAATTATATATCTAGAATTTAGTATTTAAGTTTGAGCCAGGATTATTGGCATGAATTTTTTGCATGACTTCTTTGAAGCCCTGATCGGTTTTGCGTATGCCGAGTCTAACGGGATCGCCTAATGAAGGAGCACCAAGTATGGTCTTGAGGACCTGGCCCTGTGTTTGACACTCGGGGCATGGTTCGTTGATAGGTAGGTCTCTGTCCGCGATTTTAAGTACTCGTTCGAACTCGTGTTTACATGCCTCACATCTGTATGAATAAGCTGGCATACTATTATTTATGTTTTTACCTGTTCCAGGAACCTATCTCGGGCTAGATTCTTTGCCTTGCTTTCGCACTGTATATCAAAATCCTGCATGAAACCCCTGGCCCAGTCATTGACTGCTGTATTCCAGTAATAATCACTATGAGCTCTGAGTTTGCTTTTCTTATAGCCCGCATCCAGTAATTTTTGCATGTCCGGTCTGGTGTTTGGATCATGGTCCGGTATGTAGTCTTCACGACTCACGCTGTAATGCAGGGCTGGGCGAACACCACGCCAACTGTCTATTATATATCTAACAGCATCAGAATCAGGTTCTAGATATTCGCCAGTACGAATCCAATGATGATGTATGTCCAGAACCAGAGCAACATGATCACGTAGTTTAAGGCTTTCGTCTACGCCCCAGCGCATTTCATCATTTTCTATGGTTATGGTATTACGAGCTTCAGTACTTAATCGGGGCAACACAGCTAGGATGCCAGCAGCACCCTGTTTGCCAGCTATGTGCACATTGCATTTAAAATCCTGAAAACGCTGACCATAACCCATGTAGCGTATAAGGTCAGCATGATATTCAAACTCTTCTATGCTGCGTTCTATGATACGTGGATTGTCAGATGCCAGTACGCAAAATTGGCCAGGATGAAAACTAAGACGCACATCAAGAAGGCGGCCAAGCTCGCCCACAGATCTGAGGTGTGTTTGACAATAAGCTTGTACGTCAGGTCGGCGCCAAAAGTAGCTCCAACTAGGCTCAGTATAAGCAGGCAGGATATCGCTGCCAAGTCGTACCATTCGTTTGGATTCATCTAATTCTCCTACCTTTTGTATTAATAATTTTATGCTGTTGATGTTGTGCACCATGATGTCCCAGAGACGTTGCTCAGCGACATCACGCGTCTGACGATTTAACCAGGTAATAGTTGTGATGCGGGTATTCCAGCTTCGAGCTACATCATCGGGTTTAAATCCATTAATCTGCTCCGGAGTGTCAATCCATTTGCAGCAAAACCCTACCCGAGCCAATATATTAATCCCACAATAATGGCCAAGGCTACATAGACAGGCCAATATGGTCCGTCATCATCATAGGTTGGGCCATAGTAAAATCCTGCCTCACGCGCAGTGCGAGGAAAGTTATGATAATTACTTCTATTATAGTCTCTGTGTCCTGCCCAGTTATCTGTACGAGAATCTTTATTAATTATCATTTTATACTCCCAGATAAATCTGCCTGAGTTTTGTCTTCACGAATCTCCAAAAAGATTGGAAGGAATAGACTAGCAGTAGTACTTGAAGATTTGTTTGTAATGCGAGCATTATACTTGATAGCCACAATCTTGCCAATAACATCCGCTGCTTTAATACTGTTACGGTCCTCATCATTAAATCCACTCCCTACGTTAACTTTGACACCACCATCGGCACTTTCACATACCAAGGCACCCAACTTACCAACATTCTTACCAGTTCCTTCTTCCCAACCAACTACTTTTAAATCACATTCTAGTTCGCCCTTGAACTTAATCAGGCTTTTAGATCTTTTATTTTCCCAGATGGCCGTGGTATCTTTTAGTATGATACCTTCAAATCCAGCAGTAAAATATTCTGTGAATTTTTCTCGGGCCTGTTCTAGATTATTCACCATGCTGTATTCTACAACATGAATTTTAGGTGAGTATATCTGATTTTTTAACCAATTAAATCTAAAATCATAGACTCGATTACTTTGGCCAGCTTTAAAATCTTCTAGACTAATAACATCCCAAAGAGTGGCATGTACTAGCTGAGCCTCGTCTAGTTTAATGGTTCCCTTGACTGCCTTGTTCAGTATGCCATTGCCAGTCTTACGATCCATGATTGCACCTGCGGCATCATGTACGGTCAACTCACCATCGAATACAACATCAGCGCCCGCAGCCAATCTAATGAATTCACTTTCTAGTTCGCCCAGGAGGTCTATGGTGCGACCATTGCGAGTTTTAAATTCACATTTACTATTCTGCACTATGGCATTGAAGCGCATGCCATCCATTTTAAGCTGCACCATGGCAGGCCAGGACATCTTGGCTATGAGCTTATCGTCATAGACAGATGCCAACATTACGGGGTATTCAAGAATCAGGCCTGGCCAGATTTTATTAATAGTAGCTTCACTAACACCACAACGTAAATCCTTGGCAATGATGCGTTCTATAACAGTGGCATCAGCAGCAAGAACACTGCCCAGAACAATTTTCAGATGCTCAATGCCTGCATTGCCTGTTACTGTTCTGCTGCTAAGCAGACTCAGTCTAGACATGGCTGAAGTTAAGCTATCTTTGTCCTGGGACTTATATTCTGGAATTTTGCGTATATA